GCGTCCCATAAGTCGTTCAAACCAACTCATTGCTGTTGCTGCCATTGGCCCAAACGCTGCGAACATTTGAACTAACCCAACTGCTAAATCACGGAATGCACCCCTAATTTTTGGCATGTTCTCATTCACGTAATTCGTAAATTGTTTCATCCCTTGACTATCAGCCAGCTTAGCACTCCATTCATCAACTCGCTTACTCATGTCTAAGAACCCTTGTGACATACTAGCAGCTAATGGCCCAAACGCAACCATTAAACTAGCTAATGAACGACCAAAGAAACCAACACCACGCGCAACTTTATCCAGTGTACTTGCACCGTTACTATTTAAGTAATTAAAGAAACGCTCCATTGGCGCGCTATCCATTGATTCATTCAGCGACTTAGATAAATTTTTCATTACTCCAGAAGAGTCCACCATTAAGCCGTTAAGTTTATTCAATACTTTTCTAGCAGCTTGAACTCCATTATTGAACGTTTCAAAGTTATTAGACTCTAATTGGTCTGATAACTTCTTATGATCTTCCTTAAGTCCGTTAACAGAGTCCCTTAAAGCTTCCATCTCTTTAGTTCCTGGGCCTTCACCTTTCATAAAGTCCTTGAACTTTTTCATGTGGCCAACTGCTGTAACTGCAAATGCTCCAATAGCAGCACCCGCAACGCCAAAGGCACTAGTAAGCCCTAGTAAGCCACCAGTTAGCACTCCAGTCATCGCCCCAACCGTTGCTAATGCTCCAGTAGCAGCAGCACCAAAAGCCGCGATTGATGGTATTACAGCTATGAATGTACCTTTTAAAATATTACCTAGTACAACACCCCAAGATCTGATCGACTCAGCAATGTTGTCTAAATCTCTATAAAAACGCTCGTTTCTTGCTCTAATTTGCAAGAATATTTCTTTTCCAATTTGTCTAGCTTTTAAGTTAGCTATTTCTTTTCTGAATAAAGCCGTTCTGGCCTTAACATTAATGTGGTAGTCCCTTTTCTTTGCTAATAACGCGTTTAACTTAGCTGTAAAGCCTTTTGTATCAGCATGAACAGAAACTTCTATCTTTTTACGCAAACCGCTCTCACTGGCTTTTAATTCAGCCATTTTCTTGCGATATTCGCTAATATCTAATGTGACTGGCTTTTTAATATGATCCTTGCTCCACTGTGTTGCAATAATCTTAATTTCATCAAGCTTACGTTTAGCGCGTGTTATATCAGCATCTATAGGTTTTGTTTCTTCCCTAGATACTTCACGCGCTTTTTCGTTAACTTGGTTCAATTTAGCAATGGCCTTAGTCACGTTAGCATCAACGTCCTTTGTGCTTTCTTTTGCTAATTCTTTTGCTTTTTGGTCTACTCGTTCCATTTTTGCCATTGCTCGTTTTACATCAGCATCAATTGGTTTTGTACACTCAAAAGCTGTTTCTTTAATTTTCTTGTCAACTTGTGACATCTTACGTAAGAAACTTGATATATCAGCACTTATCTTAGCATTAAAACGTTCCTGCATAGCGCGCACCCTCCTTCTAAATTCTATTTTTCTTGGTAATCGTTAAACCAGTTTCTAAGGGCTTCAGTTTGCTCCTTAGAATACACTTGGCCTTTTTCTTCATTATTCTTCAGAACTTTCTTGCGGGCCTTATCTCCATTAAATAGCTTTTTAGATGTAATTCGTTTTTCATTATTAGCACGCGCATTAAATATAGCAGCGATTGAAAAGCGTTCTAGTTCGTCTACTTCATCCAGGAAAGCGCCTTTTAAAAAGTTCTGATATTCCCTATTAGTCCATGAATACATCAACTGCACATCATAAACTTTTAAATACCTTGATACACTTTGCTCAAAGTCATCAAAATTTATACCGTTACTCCCAGATCTTTCAGTGACTCCTTGATCATTTGATAAGCTCTCTTGTTGTCTTCCTTCTCCGTTTCCGTCTTCCCTTGAGTATTTAAGATCGTTAAGCCATCTTTCAACTTCGCTGCTTTTCTTCTGAAAAAAGCACTATCATCCAACACACTCATTGCTTCTTTAAATAATTGTAAAGTATCTCCTTCTTCATCAATTCTTTCTTGTAAAGCTTGTTCAATATCTTCACGCTTAAATTTTCGGTTAGGTATATAAGCTGTACCGCAATCCCAGAATTTTACAAGTGCTTCTTCATCGTTTTGGATAATTCCCATAAAAATATCTGAAAAAGCATCTGTTTGTTCGTTTCCATTTTGATATTCTTGCTTAGCACGTTTAGCAAATGCAAACGTTCCTTTTGCTTCGTATTCGTTTCCTTTAATAGTTAAAAATGCTGCCATTGTTGTATTCTCCTTGTTTTTAAATAAAATTATAAAGGGTGATTATTCACCCTTTATTATATGCTTTCTACTCTTGCTGGTTGGCCACCTCGTTCAGTTGCCACTTCACTAGCTGGCGCCGTTACTTTTTTGTACGTACATTACCAGTAGTTTCTCCTGGTTTTTCAAAGTCGTAACTTCCAGCGTTTAAGAACTCGTCTGGTAATTTATCTAACTCACCAAGTTTAGACTCACCAATTACCTGTAAAGTTCCGTTTAACTCAACAAACCCATCAGCTGGTTCTTCTTTCTCAACTGACTCAATTAAGCAACGCGCAAATACTGCATCGTGTTTTTCGTTAGCTTTTAATGTCTTATCGATAAGCCATGCTTTGATCTCTTTCTTATCTTTAATAGCGCGCATAACTTCTTTTTGACCTTCATCATCACTTTCACCATAACAAGTAAATTCTAGTGACTCTGATGTTGGCCCATAAGCTAACACACGCCCAAATTTAGTTTGTTCATCAGCTAAGTCATTTTCAATCGCATGTTTAGTTTCTGTTAAACTTCCAACGATGCAACCTTTATCTCCTTTAGCTTTATCTTCCACTTGTAATATTAATACTGTATCTTTACCACTTTTTGGCATAGTTTAGTTCTCCTTTATATAAAATTTAAGTCTTAGTATTCCATGTTGTGTGCGGCCATCTATATCATCAAAAACAGTAAGTGTTAGCATTTCAGTTTTAAAGACTTTAAATTCTTCATTTAACTCTAAGTATTTCTTTGATATAGTCTTAAGCGCACTATCTAACATTTCATAACATTCTTTTTTACCTTTGTAATTGCTCCAGGCGTGAATTGTGAAAATCACTTCTTCACCAAAATTAGTTTTAGTAATAAATTCTTTAGTTTCTGGAGTACCAACAGCTAAATAAGGATATTCAGTACTATGTTCAACATAATCAAATACCTTATATCCAGTTTCTTTTAACCTTTTAAACAATGCTATTTGTAAAGGTAATAGTGATGTTTTTATCATTGATTATCTCCTTCCTAAAGACTACTTAATTCAGATATCCAGAACGCACGACCAATTTCAATTGATGGATACCAGAACGGTTGCGGGTGCATACCATACATTGTCACCCACCTATTTAATTTAGTTGAATAGAAACGCCAAGGAATTTTTTTCGCTCGACTTCCTCTAGTTGCATATATACCAGTACCAAATTCCACGTATATCCCGTGTTCGGCTCCAACTAGTACATCAGCGGTGAACCCACCAACAGAACTTTCTATCGATCCTCTTAATTGGCCTTCATCAACTGGAGCAAGCCCCTTAGCATTGTCTTCTATTGTATGGGCTGTTCTTGCTACTATCCTTTGTACTTTCTTACTTACCTTTTGAGTATAAGCCCTCGCATATGCTTCTAATGCTGGGTTACCAAACTTTATTGACATCTTCTAATAGCAGCCCTTATAATCTCTTGTTGGCCGCCTTGATCTTCAAAGTCACTTACGAACTCGTACCTAACACCCAAATAAACTATTATCATATCTTTTGCAAGATGTTCTAATTCGTTATATCTGAAATATAAGTATCTATCAAAAGTAAATTCTAATCTAGCAGCTTGCAAGCGTTCGTTACTGCTTGGAGTGTCAACAAAGCACTCTAATTGCTTAACCACTTCATCAGTTTCAGTATGGCCGCCCGCTTCGTCTTCAATGTATTTTTTGGCGTGTACTTCTACGATGTGTGGAAACTCATTAAAAAGCATGGAATTTCAACCTTCTATATGGCGTTAGCAATGAAAGCATACTTTCGGGATATTCAGTATTGTAAGTATAAGATACTGTTCCCATTGATCTAGATTTTAATTCAACTGGTACCATATTTAGTTTTATTGCTTTAGAAATAAACAGTAAAACGGCTTGTGGTACTTCGTCATCAAAGTCATTATTACAATAAGCTTTCACCCAGTCTAAGCAAATAGAATAGTATAGAGTGATAAACTCATCATGTTCATCACTCTTAATGTTGGATAGCATTTTAATTTTTTTTAGGTAATTATTCATCTGTATCAGCTTCTTTTACTTCTTTTTTAGCTGCTTTCTTAGGTGCAGCCTTTTCCTTAACAATAGTATATTTCTGATGCGCATACACGTTCTCATATGCAAATTCAGTAACCTCTACTATTCGACCATCTGGCGTTTGTACCTTAATCAAGCCATTCACCTCGCTTATTTATTTATTAAAGTGCTTTAGGTTTTAAAGCAGCAAATGCATCATCTTTAACATTTAAGTAAGCAACATGCATTGTAGCTCTTAGCGCAAACATATCTTGCTCAAATAGGTTTACAGGTTTACCATCAGCACCTTGGATAGTTGATAATTGTGCATCAGTTGATACTGCATACTCAATGTCTTGTAACACTCCGTAACGTGCATAATCCCAGTCACCAGTTAAAGCAACTGCTTTAGTTTTGTCAATGATATCTTTTGATGTGTATGAAATTGGTAATCCTAAGATCTCATTTGATTTAGAATCAAACATTGGATATCCATTTGTATCTGTTACACTTCTCATTTTAGCTTTAAATGCTCTTGATGTTAATAACCCGTTTGGATCATGTTCATCAGCTTCAACTAATGCTAATAAGTCAGCTAAATCAAAGTAAAGGTTTTTCCCAGTACCTTCAGTAACTGTTTTACTTTTAGCTTCAGCCATTTCAAAGATTGATTTACCAGTACCCCATGGTGAGTCAGTACCAAATAATACAGCTGAGTCAAACGCTCTATAGAATGCTTCAGCGATTAATGGTGCTGCAATTTTCATAAAGTCTTGAACGCTGTAACGTAAGAACTCTTTAGAGAATGGAATAATAACACCAAGTTTTTTAGTTTCCATTTCAGCTTGTTTCCATTCAACCTTAGATGTTTGAATACGTTCAGCTTCTGACACCCAGTAAGCTCCAGGCCCTTTAGCTAAGAATGTGAATTTTTTCTTAGGTTTTCCTTGCATATCCTCATATTTAGCTAACTGCATTACAGCTGAATTTTTAATTACTTCTTTTAGTACTAGTGTACCTTCAGACTCTGGAATTTTACCAGTTTTCGCATCTTGTAATAATACGTTATTCGGGTTATGTGGTTTTGTTGTCATATAAATTTACCTCTTTACTTTCTTATATTGAATTGATTAGCTATTTCAGCTATATTGTTTGAATTGTTTTGGCCACCTTCAAAAGTTTTCACTTCACGGCCATTGTTTTTGAACTTAGCATCTACTTGGCTTTGTACAGCGTTTTGGAATAATTCGTTAAAGCTTTCTAAGTTTGTGTTAGTTTCATCTTCATCATTACCAATTAAATGATTGACAAAATCTAAAGGTAAGCCAAGATCATTAGCTTTCTTCATAGCTAAATTAGTAAGCTTTTCACGTTCTCTTTCCAGTCTATCGCTTTCAAGTTGTGCCTTAAGTTCTCTTATTTCTTTCTGTTCTGGAGTTTCTCCAGGGTTACGCTTAGAAACTTCTTCATCAACAAGCTTACTTAAATTATTATCTTTCCAAGTTTGTAACCCTTTAGAAAAGTGGCTGTCTAATCTTGGTTGTAACAGCTTTGCGCCTTCTTGACTATCTAAGTAACTGTTTACTACTTCGGCCGTTGGTTTCTTCAGTTCGCTTAGATATTCACTAACCGCGCTATCTTGTGAATTAGTTTCTATAAATGTTTTGACTTCGTTTAAGTCCATGTGTTTACCTCCCGCCCATTAAGTTCGCGCCTTAATGTTCTGATGTATTTTATTTAGATAGTTTAATGTCATATCCAGGACAATTATTATTTCTTTATATTTTCTTTATAAAGTTCTTTGTTATCTTTAATAAAATCTTTGCGCCACTCGTTGTAAGTGACATATTCTATTTTTTTATTAGGTGCAACCACTTCACGCTTAGCACGCTTTTCAGCTTCACCCTTGCTTAAATCTTCATGTTTAATTAGTTCCGTTATCCTCTTGGCCAGTTTCTTCTGGTACTTAGGATCGTTGTAATTCCTCGATGTTCTGAACTTAGGTAAACCCCTTAGTACATGGCATCGACAATTTATATCCTCGCTTGGTACTCCAAACATCCTTGGCCCTTTAGCTTTATGGCCGCCACTGTGAAAGTAACCATCTTCATCAGCTTTACGACCGTCTAGCGCTGCATGTGAAGCCCTAACCCTGCTATCTAAGGTTGCTAACCAGTACTTGTTTACTGATATACCAGCCTTCCTTAATTGCTTATCACTTTCTAAAGTTGCCATTGTTCTAGCGCGTCCATTCTCTGTACGTACAACGCGGCGCGCCTTAGTTGCGCTTATTCCTACCTTCTTACTAATCTCCTGGGCTGTTTTCTCATAGCTATCACCCTTGATAGCACCTTGTGTTATAGTCTTCTGTATCTCTCTTACTATCTCACTGCGATGTTGTGCTAATACGTTAGGTAGTTTCATCTTATCAATAGGGTTGTTAAGCAGCTTATTAAGTACATTTTCGCTTGGTATGTCAAAGCCCATCTCTATAGCGCTTTGTATCTTGGTATCATAGATATCATAAATACGTTGCTCCAGGAATACATTCCTATTAGAGTTTCTAATCTCTTTTAAGATGCTCTTATATGCTCCAGTAGTCTTACTC